CATTAAATAAAATCCGCAGATATTGTCTTTTGCCCATTGACTCCAGTTTGCGTACGGAATGTTTGTGGTGTCAAACTTGACACCCATTGTTTTTGTTATTGCAATACCCGGTTGCAATGGATTAAATTGATCCACATATTCATAACCAGTATTGTTATTAGACGGAAATCGTAAAATTCCTTTGTTATTTGTAATGCCGGGGTTTCCGTACCAAGCGTCATAACCTTTTACAGGAAATGGCTGTGTTGTCCGCCCATCTTTTAGTACAAAAGAAATTGCAAACGGATAGGATTCACCTCTGAAATATCCGTTTGTATTTAATGTTTTTTGATAGTTCTGGTTGTTTGACGGAGGCTGGTCACTCGCCCAAGACATAATTGTTGCTTCAGGAAGAAGTTCTGCCGGGTCGGGTGGCTTTACTAAAACCTCTTGAGCAATATTTTCAAGGTCTACATAATTAACAAATGACTTTTTCCAGTTTCCACCCCAAAGACGCCCATCAATTTGCGTAATTGTTTTGGGAACGTCTAACTCGCCTTTTGTTCGAAGAAGTTCAGCAATAGTTAAATCCGCCAACTCTTCTGTTCCATTAATTGTAATTGTCAACTCAGATGAACCTCCAATTGTAGGATAGAATTTTACTATCTTATTTAAATTAAATGTGTCATTATGAAAATAAGCAACAGCAAGTTCTATGTAAGGATAAGTGGTAGAATCAATGTTTGATAACTTAATTGTAATTTGTTTTCCGCAAACTTCAAAAGCAGGAACACCACCCATTGTCACGCCATCGTCAGTGTCGTCAATGGTGATTTGAATAGGTCCAACCTCACACAGGTAAGAGGAATAGTTAAAGGCAATATCTGCATAACGAACAAAGAAAAAGTAATTTCCTCCTTGTAAATTACCGCCCGTATTGACTTGAACGTCATTAAAAAGACTTACGCGCGGATGCGAGCATGTTTCGCTAAATACATTAATCTTATTTATAAGATTGCCAGTCCAGTAATATTCATCATTGTAAGCGCCAGTTGCATGAATAAATCCAGTATTTAACCAGCGCAACGGATTTTTAAAATCAGTCCACCACAGAATTACACTGCCATCATAAGAAAGTTGGGCTTCGGCTTCAATTGGATATGCACAGTCAAACTGAAAAAGGTCTGTTCGAAAATCAAGGCGAATAGGATTTGGCGTTATTTCAGGGTCTGGGTCTACTGCCCCTGTCCAGTTTTGCAAAGGACGATATACTGGCTCATAACTTGGGTAAAGTGGGCTTGCCGGAGTCCGAGGAGAAGGGTATGTCCCAATTTCTCCCTCGCCAGTAGTTGGATTATGGCTAAAAATAAAAGCTACTCCTTCGTGCTCGGCATATCCAAGAGGTAAAAACCCATCCGTTAGCTGAAACTCATTTGTCATCCCGCCAACTGTCACAACAACAAAAGTCTTTCCATCAACACTCCGGTTACGCATATTTTGCATAAACCGCGCTTTGTTGTTGGGAACAATCTGAAGGTCAGAGTCCCGGTCAACTCCACCCGTAAATGAGTTTACTTCTTTTGGCATTTTAGAACTCGGGATTTCTTACTGGCACATAAGGGGCGCGGATTAATGCAATCATTTCTTCCATTTCACTTTGAGAGAAAGAGCGATAAGAAGAACGTGCAGCCCGTTTGGCCTTATTTAATTCATTTTGTACAAATCCAAATTGTTCTCCCGGCAACTTGCCATTCAAGTAAGACTCTAAAAGTTTTGCTTTAAGAGTCCACCAAAAAATAACATCCTCCAATTCATCGCCAATTGTAGGCTCTCCATTTGAATCAGTTTGATAGGCGTAGTACCTTACAATGACAGGAGCAGTAGGACATTGTCCACGAAATCGAATATATCGACCTTCCTGTACGGTTTCATAAGGTTCGCAACCCGGACAATCACGGGAAATACGAAGCACACGAACAGCATCATCCGGCAAGCAAATTTGCTGGTCAGTAACTTCTACTTGTATAGTTTTCATTTTCATGGTATGCGTCAGGCCCATATGCCTGATAGCTTCCATGGCAAACTGAATGGCTTCTTCTCGACGAAGAACCAACGAAGGCATATACGTGCTAACCTTAATCAGCAAGTCATCTATAGTGCTCATGCGTCACAGTAAATTACGCCTTCGTCAAGACGTTGTTGAATTCGAAGTTTGTGCTGATACTCCAGTCGAACACGATAGTAGCCCCTTTTCCCATTCTTCTTATGCCTATCGGCATGTTGAAGTGGAAAGTTGACTAGCACACAATGATGCCTTATGGTTGGCTTTAAACCCGGAAATACCTTCCTTGAAGAGTAACTACTACGAGCAGCAAGATCTGCGATATATATGCGAGCATCGCACCTAATGGGCAATGCCAATATACCAGCTTCGTCAATCATCGCTTTCATGGTCTCTTCTAAAAGAAGTTTCATCCACTTCTTAGCCATTGACTTGGCTCTTTCTTCAGACTTCCATCCCAATAAATCCTTATACGAATCAAACCATATTTTACCCTTTTTTAAATCCAATAATTGATTTATTGTAACGTAATTCACACTGTTTAACTTGTAATTACTTTCGTTTACGAAGATCAATAATACTCATCAATTTAGCCCTTTCCCACATTTCTCCGGGCTTAAAATTAGGCATTACACGCGTGGTTGCATTGCGATCATCAATTCGGTCTTGTGGAGAACCCGGCTCAAGCATATTGCTATCGCTTACTGGAATTACTGTTACAAAATCTTCAGTTATCCAATATAGTTCTCCATTTACTGAAATTTGATAATGATTTTTGTTTACCATTTTGTGCGAACCATTACAATGACAACCCTCTTCAACTTGCCGAACTTCTGTTCCAAGAATATCAAAATGAGCGCCTTGGGGAATGTAATTTCCGCCAAGGATGGTTTGAACATTTACACGGAGTTTCATGATTGATTATGCTTAACGCTGGTTAGATGGAGCCATTTGACCGGCAGCGTCGTTTTGAATATCAGGAGGAATATTCAACGTACTTGCAATTTGCTTAATTGATAACGTGGTTAATTTCGCAATATCCTCGTCATCAATTGGATATAAAAAGTCATCAATAGACTGACCACACAATCCATGCGAAGGATTGTAAAGAACAGCCACAAGACGAATTATTTTTACAGGAGGCAAGTCTTTTAATAAAGCTTTGTCTTGAATTAATGTAAAAGCAGGAGGTTTTCTTCCAAATCGACCTCCCTGAGCATTAAATCCACTCAAGGACATTTCTGTAAAATTCATTTGACCATCTACTGTGCCCAAATAAGAAACGGCATCACGTATAGATGAAATAAGAGGCACAACAATATAATTGTGCTTAACTCCGGATTTTATACCATAACATTCAACCTCTCCGCATTGCACTTCAAGGCAGTCTATGATTTGATAATAACTCTGCGGAACACCCGTCCCACGGCCATATTGAGCAATCAGCAAAGCGCGTTGCTGATGCATGACCTGGTCAAGCCATCGGTCACGAAGACGTACATCATCAACAGGAACCTGACCTGTTAGTTGGCCCCGGATGATGGACCGTAATTCTGCGATGGTTGGCATGAAGTGGCAATTTTATGCAGGGCCAAATACAGCCACCAAAATAAGTGATTTAAAAAAGCAGTTGCAATCACAACTATCGGCCAAATAATTACCGATTTCCAAGAAATAATCAAATCAAGGGCAAAACCACCAATCCAAAAAACAAAAGTCCCCCAAATACTTGCCATGCATGTATTGCATAACAAAAGGGGTTTTGCCAGCATTTTAGGAAATACACCCGACCGAACCCGTAAGTCAAGGTATTGCCATATGGGATAAAGCAAGTTGCCCGGCAGGCTGGCGGCGGAAAGACCTCCGCACACCAGCACTGCCAGCAACATAAGGGAGAATGTCCCTGCTACCGTCATTAGAGACAGCTGATAGCAGCAAGGATTTCCGTATCCCAGTTAGCAGCAAACGTAGCCAGCGTATTGTCCACGTAAATCTCATACGTGGTCTCACGCGTGGTTACGGCCACATCATGCAGATGGGGGTCGCGCAGCTGACTGCTGGTACGGACAGTAAACTTATACAGACACCACTTGGCGCCACGCGGCAGAATCGGGTCGTTGCACTCCATACCGGGCAGGATGGGGAACAGACGAGCGATTTCCACAGCACCAAGAACGGCATCTGTATGCGCCGTATTTACCGTAACAGTATTGCCGGGAGGTACAGCCACCTCAAACCCGCAGGTTTTTTGGGCGCTGGAGCAATCCTTTTCGGTAAGAATAATACCAGTACCACCACCGTTGGCAGCAGCAGTCACAGGCGAATACGGGTCCGCATTCACTTGAGCCACAATGTTGCTGATGATGTTGGCAACAGTAAGAGCCACACCCTCTTCGCCATAAGCATACTGGCGCATATTGCCCCAGATATCAGTAGGCTGATAGACACGGTCGGTGCAGCCTACCGTTTCTACTTTAAGGGTCCACTGCCACGGACATTCGCAAGTAGATTCGGGAAGAGCTACTTCGATTTCAGTTTCCTGAAGCGTACAGGCAGAAGGACAAGCCTTAAAACAGCTGGTAGCCACTACATCGGCTTGGTCGAAAGCAGGCAGAGGCCCATGAGGAGTCGTAATCTTGATGGTAGTACCGCTCAGCACAAAAGAGCTGGCATTAAGACTATCCATCACAATACGAACAGGTGCTTGATTAAGAGACATGAGATGAGAGTTTATGGGTTAAGAGAACGTTCTTGAAGGTTGGTCGGATAGCGTTGGCTTTGTGACACCTCCAAGTAAGAACGCACAGCAACATGAACAATTTCCCTGTTAACACTTGATGGAAGTTCGGGATTAACGGGCTGGTTGATATCAATGTCGACCGGATATCGGATATACTCAACCCTTGCTTGGGTTGCATATGTCGTAGAACCCGTCCAACAACGTATCGTATGGCCCGAGAAATAATAATACGGCTCCCAATCAGTCGGTTTCCAATGAGGATCTCGTTCTACCGCCATGCGGCTGTCCCTTGGTATTGGCCGTGCAACAGTCCATCCACCCGGATAAGAACATGGTGCAGGCGTACCATTGGCGAGCAGCAATTTAAATGACACATTCAACACACGCCAATAACCGCGACTGACACCAAGTGGAGGGTTGGGAACATATGGGAGGTCAAATATTTCCGTTTCCGGAGCAGTACCACCCGTATTGTTTATCACCAAAGCCGGAGGCACAAGCACCCTGAAGGTGTCAAGCATCCGGGCATTGGAGTCAACCGCATCCAGCTTGGTTGTCAGATAGTTTATTTGCGCGGCCGAAAGCAACGACGACGCCACAATAGGATCCACGGTGCCTGTTTCCTCCTTTCGGAGAAGTTCAAGCATGTATTCGTGCATACTAAGGGCGGTCGTCATTGCATTGTATCATTAAGAAATACTATCACTGAGCGATTCCTCTTTTTTCCCTCCCTGACGTCCTCGTTTAGCAGGACGTTCAAGCACACCTTCACTATGCATATTCTCTGAACGAAGCTTGCCTACAAGGCTTGCAACAAAGTTGTCATTGGCAGGTTGCTTCAGCCAAGCAATTGCTTGGTCTTCATCAAGTCCAATGCAAGTTTCTCCGTTGTAAATGGCATCACCACGTTGAGTAAGCAAACGCATTTGCACACAACGACGGATAAGCACACGAGCTTCAAAATCAGATTTGTCAAACAGTTCAAGCAAAAGAGCAGGCGTATCAACTGCAACGCTATTGAGATAAGCGTCGATTTGTTCCGCCGTCATTCGCATTGCGGGCTGCTTAAGCATGAAAGCAAGATCCGCGCGTCCAGTAGCTGTTTGATTGCGAAGCATTTCCAAAGCCTTGAAAACATAATCTGCTTTCTTATTGGTCAGGCGAGCGGAACGCATCGGATCATCCAGCGTAACACGCTGAAGGGATGCGGGATTGTACATCTGCTCATTTTCAACATAGAACTCGCTGGCTTTGAGCATGTCAATAACCAAGCGGTCTGCTGCGTTTCGCATATCGTACTGTTCCCCGGGAAGAATGGCGATTTGCGTTTCTTCAGTAAGTTCCATTGGCACTTTACCAATGGGCTCGTTGTTCCTATCCACTTCAGCAATAGCTACATGGATGGGACCATCTTTTGCCCTACTGCCTTCACGCATCTCGGTCTGGAAACGCCTTTGTCCCACAATCAATACCCCGTGAAGGGCATCAAGGGTTGGCGTTACAAATACAGGAACGTGTTCTTTGTACCGATTGGAATCCACGTTCTTGATCTTGACGATTTCGCTTGTCATTTTATGTAGTATTAAAATCAGACGCGGTAACGGAACAGTTCAGCCACGCCCATCGGGTCGCGCAGAATAAGACCAGTCTCACTCAGCGCATGCACTTGCCAACCATCAACAGGGTGAGCAGTTAATTCCATACGGCCATCCTTGCTGATAGCAGGACCAGCCATACCCGGAATACCACGCATGATCATAGCGCGGTTCTCTTCACCATTGCCGAGAGCAACAAGTTGCACATTGGCGTCACCACCCACAAGGTTACCGAGGCTTACGAAAATGGCACGACCGCTATTGGGGTTACGACCATTCACAAGTTCACGGGCACCATACGGGTTATCCAGATGCGGGTGATGGCCCACATAAATACGGGTGTCAGGCCAAGGCTGATACCACGAGAAGCCGCCATTTACACCACGCTCACCATCTTTTTCTTGGAAAAGAGGTTGCGGATTAGCAGCAAACACGTCACGCATCATCTCGCTGAATTCGTACACAAACTCACGACCGCCCATTACAGCAACTTCCAGCATACCGCTGTCGTTACGCATATTCTGCATTTGCATCAGCACATTGTGCAGAACTTTGGGGGTCAGGCGATTGTAGCCAAACTTCAGCGAACCTTCGGCAGAAGCCAGCAGACCATCACCGCTCACCACTTCGCGACCATCAAGGTCACGCAGATAGTGATTACCGGCAGCATCACGAGTAGCCTTGCCGAGCAGCAGAGCGCGTTCTTGCATAGAGAACCAATGCTGCATCATTTCAAGGTTTGCACGAGTCTCCCAAGTTTTGTAACCGTTGTGTTCAACAATCACCTTGGTAGCACGGGCAGAACCCGACATGGTGTACTTAATGCGCTGAATGGTCAGGTAGTTGCGATGCCACTCCATACCCGTACGAAGCTCGAACGCATCCGAGCTCATTTCGGGATAGTTGGTGTGGTCAAATTCAATTTCCTTGCCAGTAGCAAGCAAAGTCGGGTCCACAAAAGAACCCGTCCGGTTATACTTCAGGCTTACTTGGTAACTCCAATTACCGGGAGAAACCTGAGAGCGGCTTTGCACAAACAGCAAAGTGCGGTGGTCAACAAGTTTCAGCACCATGTTGGGCATAAACTTGTCAGTATCCACCACAATGGTGAACATTTCACCATTCAGACCCGGCTGGGTTTCGCTGGCCGAAGTAAAAGAAACAATCTTACCCTTGAACACAGGGGGCGGACGAAGACCCCATTCGATGATGCTGTTGCCCACCAGACGCATGTTCTTGGCTGCGCCTTCACCATAAATCAGGGACGCAGTCAGGCCTTTGCGGGCCAGCAGCGAGCTGAACATGGTGTAGTTGGCAGCGCCCAATTCAAGGGCGGCAAACATGTATTCGGGTTTCGTCAACGCCATCTGGACAAGGGACGGCACCGTCATCGAAGTATTCGATGCCGGAAGTGCATGTCCTGGAAGAATACGCATGGCTTAAGTTGGGTTTGTGATTATCGAAGAGGTGTATTCGTGCTGAATGCAGCAAGAATATCAGCAGCTTCGGCATCACTTGGTTTTGGTTGTTGTTGAGAAGTCGGAGGAATCATTCCGAGTTGCTTGAGGAAAGAGTCCTTTGCTTCTTCCTTGCCTCGTTGTTGATGCGCAGAAAAAGCTCCTGACTTAAAAAGTTTCCAAACAAGAGCCACTTGGGCCAAGTTGTCTTGGACATCCTTGGCAAATGGACTCAAGTTATTTAACTCTTTGGTCGGAGTCATAAATTCCATCATTTCGGCCTTGATTGTATTGATATGGTCGGGCTTGGCCCAATCCACACCGGGAATCTTGGCTTTGGATGAAATCAAATTATTGATACTTGGATCAATAACCTTTTGGACAAATTCCTTTCGCGTATTCGGGTCACTCCAGTCTGGAGTCTGATCTTGAGGTTGGTAAGACTGGAAAGCCTCTTCCTCCTTTTGCTTTTGAGCGAGAATGGAATCACGAAGCTTAATTGCTTGAAGACGAAGCGTTCCATTGTTCGCCATGGACTTGATTTGAGACACAATAGCGTCTTGATCCATTCCATGGGGACGATTTTCAGAACGTCCGTATTCATTTTGATAAGCCAGTGCCACCAAATTCTCATCATCCATTTGAAGAAGACGATCGTGTCGCGTAAGCGAACCAATCGCTTCTTCAATATTCTGGCCCTGCTGGAGGGCATGTTGAATGCGAGCCGCTACCGGATGAAGTTGCGGACGGAAACGCTCTTCGAGCGCCTTGAAGATTGTTTCTTCATCCGCATTATCATCCAGTTGCAAGTCGCTGTATCGCTTTCCAATCATCTCTTTTAAAGAAGACGAGGAAGGCGCTTCCACCTTTGCGGCTGGCGCGACTAAATTTTGAAATTGATTTTTCCCTTCATCAATTCCATTTTCAGTCTCCGCTTGGGTGAAATTATTTTCACTTTGTACAAATCCATTCTCGGAAAGAGATGGAGTGCCAAAGAACTGATCTGCAAATTGCATCGGGTCAACATTGCTGTTGACTTCTACTTGCGAAGTTTCGCCTGTATTCATTTGGTTTCTGATTTGACTAAAGAGCCTACTTCCGGGTCAACGCCCTCCCAATAAGGACTAGTTCGAAAATAATAAGCTCTTATTAAGTTACTTCTGGCAAAGTTAGGTTCATTTTCAATCAACCACAAAGCCTGAGGATGTGTAATTTTATCAAAATCGATTCGACCCACGTCTGTAATTACAGACAATGGGCTGGAAAATTGATAACCCGGATACAAAATATGATGCCCTCGTACTGTGGCAGGAACAGCCTCAAATACAGCCGGAAGACTTGCTAATGGATAAAAATCTTCCTTGTTTTTATTTACAGACATTATTTTCTTATTTTATTCTTATCCGGCGCTGAAGACAAGCCATCACGAGTATTTGCAAGACCATCAAGCGCTAATTCAATTTGCTTAAGTTTTGCCTCTGCCTGCCAACGTTCTTTGTCATTGGCAAGATACTGAAGTTCAACATTGGTATCTTGATTTGCAATTTTCTCTGCAGTTTGAGCTTTGCGCTCCTGAATGCCCATCGCCAACTGATTGCCAGCCTCAATTTCGGCTTGACGCAATTGCAATTGGGCTTGCTGAATTGCATTTTTCATATAATCAACTTCAGTTGCTTTAGACTTTACAGAAGCTTCCAATTGAATCAACCGTTCGGCGGCTTGTGCTTTTGCCTCTTCTGCAGCACGACCTTGCTCGGAAATATTTTTTCGAGCAACACCTTCAAAATATTCAAGACTTTCTTGTAATTCAGAAAGGGTGTTCATATTCATCAACGAAGAAAGTTGAGACAATGTAATTGAACCTTGGGCACTGTAGGCTTGCATGGCAAGACCCATCAATTGTTCCATTGCTTTTTGTTCCTTGTTGCCATCTCCATAAAAAAGTTCAAAGGCCATTCCATCAAGTTCATCTTCTGAAATATTAAACATACGTTGACCATCTTGTCCTAAAATGTATGTCCCACGCTTGCCTTTTTTCCATGCATAAGGAATGATATTTACTATACGCTGAAGAACTCGTTCCTGAATCCTATCGCTTTTTAGCATCAAGGTTTCAGTAGTAATGTTACTTTGAACAACGGCCATCTTAGCGGAACTGTGTGTTTCACGTGTTCCAACTTCACCAAGACGTTGTGGAGGTATGCCAATAATACGACCAGCTAAATTTTGCAATTCAGGAAGAAGATTTTGCAACTGAGCAATTGAATTGCCAAAAGTCATGTCAAATGTTGCAAACGCATTAAATCGCGTTGGACGACCTGACTCTTCTTCAACTTGCGCAGGATTGATAGGCAGCAAACCACGTTTTGCCATGGAAAGCCACTCATCATTGCTCATGTTGGCGGGTTTCTGGGTGATATCCATAATCACCCCTTTCATTCCGCTAATTGCTTGAAGCAATTCAATCTGGTACCAAACAAGTTGAAATAAAATAACCACATCACGAACAGCCAACACACGGCTATATGGACGATTGTCATAGCCATTATAAGCATATCCCACATAAGAGGAATTTGCTCGGGAAATATCACGAATATCCCTATGTTGGAAGGCACAGGGGCGCATATCAAAAAGAATGTCTCGACCAATTGCCGTTGCCCTCCAATACTCTGTTACATACCGGACAATACGTTCATCTCCAGCTTTAAAATCACGTTCGTCAGAAATAAGATGGGTATGCGTAATGGATTCATCTTTTTTGTCCTTGCTTCGACGCGCAAGCACTTTCCTTACAGTTTTCCACTCAACTTCAAAAACTTCAACAGCATCAGATGAAATTGTCATTGTACCCGAGTACACATCATCTGCGCAACCAGTTGTTGAGCCACCACTTCCATCAAATAAACCACGGGCAATTTCAACTGCAACAGATTGACGACGAGGAAAACGCTTTATAATTTCAGAACGCTGTTCAGAGGTTAAACGGCCTCCGTATTCGGCAATAATTGCCTCTGGAGACAAATACCGACGCTCTGCAATCCAATTAGCTTGATCTAAATAAGTAGAATCAGGATCAGCCTGATACCAAATGTTTGATGGAGAACAGCGACGGAAAGAAGGGTCGTCGCCCATATAAACATCATTGATACGATAAATCTGATTGTCAACTATCAATTGGTCTTTAAACCCTTCTGAAAAAATATCCTTGTACTTGTATTTGTTGTTCAAATAAGTAAGCGCGTCATTGATTTTGCTTTCTCGAATTGTTTGTTCCGAAAGCTGACGCTTTCGTTCCATTTCCTGTAATTCTTCTCCAATCAAAATTTCATCCCTACTTAATTCTTTTTCAATACGAGAAAACTGAATTTCAAGAGCCATTAAGGCTGTTTGGTCTTGCTGATTTTGAGCAGCTTCTTCGCGTTGCCTACGAATGCGTTCACGAGCAATGGATAATTGTTCTGCCTTTGCATCAATCTTGCGCAAATAAACATCTACAATTTTTTCTGCCCGACGTTTTGCCCTTTCTTTTATTGTGTTTTCATCAACCGCATAAACACGCATAGGCATAGGCCTGCTTGCTGCAGTTGACTCAAGAATATCAAAATAAGGCTTGACAATGTTAATCATTCGCACTCGCGCAGGCATTTGATACTTGCCCACGCGCGTGAGATAGTTATAAGAGTTTTGCTCTTGATGACCATAATACAAGTCATAAGCAACTCGCTCACTATAACGCCCTTCCAGCGAACCCCAGATGTTATTTAGAATGGAAGAAACCGTTTCACGGCACCATTCCTGAGAACCCCATGTCGAGGAAAACAGATGAGTCGTCGTTTCCATGGAAATTCGTTGGGTGTATGTCTCCGTTAGAAGAGATGGTAAAGTTCGGCATTTCAAAGGCAATTCGCGGCCTTGAAGCTGCAATTGCCTTTTTAAGAACCAGTTGTTCCATGGAACGCAAATTTACAGCAACAAGCGCCATGGCAATGGTTCGGTCAGAGTTCATTTCTTTACGGTACCTGATTAATTCATTGATATCTTCCAAATCAAACAACTTGCGAATATTAGCACTTTTATCACGAGCTAAAAAATCAGCAAGTGCAGAAATAATATACGGCTTGGCTTGAGGGTCAATACCGTATTTGTTTTGCACAGTTGAGGTTGGCATGTTTGCATATAACCAATCTGGTCGTTCTACTAAAAAGCGAGTAAATCCATTTTGTTGATACCAATCCATAATACGTAAGTTAGAATATTCAATAAGGTTTCTTGCCTCATATAGCATGCACATTTTTGCAGTAGCCTCGTAAAATTCTTCCCCAGTATTTGGCCTTCCCGTGTAAGAACAAACTTTTAAAACATAAGAAGACTGATTAGGATCAATAAATGCTTTTCCTATATAGCAAGAACCAAAAGAGCCACTTGTTGTATCGGCTACTTTGTCCCGGTCATATGAGTCCGTTCCTGCAGCATATACATCTCGAGGAACCTTACCGGTTGAATCTTTATGAGGAGGTTCAACCATTCGATACGGCCCAAGTGGGTCATCGTACCATTTTACACCAGTAACAACTCCTTTTGAATCAACAACCCATTCTAAATTTACATTTCGCGTAACAGATTGTAATTTTTCATATTTTAAAAGTTCTAATTTTCTGTCTTTTAAAGCATGTATTGGAAATTCATTTCCATCCGGGCGCATGAGCGCTTCAGATGGGTTCATGGGAAACTGAGTGACTTC